GATCATTAGGCTTGGACTTGTTTCTAGGCTTAGGTACTAGCAGCAAATACTACATTGAATCAGGTCAGGGCTATTACGACATTACGCCGTTAAGGGCCACCACTGCCGCAGGGGGCGCTACTTTTGCTAAGGTAGCAAATGGCAATTCTGTTTTAACAGTAGCCGATCCTAGTCATGGGGCGGTAAAGGGTGACTTCGTTACCTTCAGCGGGGCGGCTAGTTTAGGTGCCAACATCACTGCTGCTATACTTAATCAAGAGTATGAGATCGACGATATAGTAGACTCCAACAGCTATAAGATTAAAGCTCGTGCCGTAGCTTCTGTAGATTCTATAACAGTTAATGGCGTGTATACTCCTACCACCGTAAATGCAGCGGCTGGAGATGGCGGTAATGGTGGGGGCTCTATAAAAGCTGCTTATCAAGTAAGTATAGGACTAAACTCTGCTATATTCGGAACAGGCTGGGGCGCGGGAACTTGGGGCCGAAACACTTGGGGTAGTGCAGCGTCTCTTACCTTGACAGACGTATTGCGTATTTGGACACATGATAACTTTGGCGAAGATTTAATCTTAAATGTCAGAGACGCGGACATATACTTATGGGACGCATCTGCCGCTAATCCTCTTTCTACACGGGCTACGTCTCTCGCAACGCGGGCGACAGCAGCAGGTCTAACGGGCGCACCAACGGTTGCTACAAAAGTTATTGTATCTGATGTTGACAGGCACGTTATAGCTTTTGGCGCAGATCCTATCACTGCAATCGGCACACAAGATCCACTGCTTATAAGGTTCTCTGATCAAGAAAACGCTATAGACTGGACGCCTACAACCACGAATACAGCGGGCGATCTTCGGTTAGGTTCGGGATCAAAGATAGAAACAGCGGTTGAGACAAGACAACAAATCTTAGTATTTACTGACGTATCTCTTTACTCAATGCAGTTCATAGGCCCACCGTTTACTTTTGGCATTAACATGATATCGGAAAACACCACTATACGTGGCCCCTTAGCCGTAGTTGCAGTAGATGATTCTGTGTACTGGATGGGTAAGAACGAGTTCTATATTTATAACGGTGGCGTCCAGAAGCTACCTTGCACAGTACGTGACTACGTCTTTTCCAGCTTTAACGAAGATCAAGCGGAGAAGTGCTTTGCTTCTTTAAACTCTTCTTTCTCAGAAATCTGGTGGTACTATCCTTCTTTAGGTTCAGAAGAAATAAATCGTTACGTTGTTTACAACTACGTGCAGAAAATCTGGTATGTTGGAAATTTAAACAGGACGGCTTGGATAGATCGCGGCGTCTACAACCTGCCGATTGCTGCCAGCACTGACAGCTACTTATATAGCCATGAAAAAGGTTCTGATGACGGCAGCACATCTCCTGCTCAGGCGATTGCCGCATATATCGAGTCTAGTCAGTTTGACATAGGTGAGGGAGATCAGTTTAGTTTTGTTCGTCGTGTCATACCTGACCTTACATTTAGAAACTCTACAGCAAATGTACCTGTCGTTAACATGACACTACAATCTAGTAACTACCCCGGCGGAACCTACACAAATACAGATGCTTCTCCGATAACACGTACCTTCATTCCTGTAGAGCAGTTTACACAAGATGCTAACATTCGTCTTAGAGGGCGCTCTATGTCTTTAAAAGTAGACTCGTCCGCTAAAGGAGTGGCTTGGCGTTTAGGCGCACCTCGAATAGAAATAAGAACCGATGGTCGAAGATAATGTCCAGAAACCTATCTATACCATACTTCCCCAACTCCCCTCAAGAGTACAGCCAACAGTATACAGCCGAGGTTGTCAGAGCATTTTCTTTGTATGTTCAGCAGATGCAGAACCCCGGAGAGGGCCGTAATACGTTTGGGGTATTTACAAATTTACAGACGGATGACTCTGGTTTAGAAACAGGGGCTATCTTTAACCATGACGGTTATGTTAAAATAACGGAAACTAATAACCCTCACGTCCGAGGATCGGCAGGGACAGGCCAAGTTGGACAAGTATCGGTGGTGACATAATGAGTAAAAAACCTGAAGATAAAAGAGAAAATGTTTTGCTGATAGACTTAAAGAAAGTCTTGGAGGCAAAGAGAGTTGACGCAGCAGTTGCTGTTGTTGGTCCTCCTCCCGCATCAGGAGAATCGTAATGGCTGAAACTTCTTCTTTTGGTTCTAACTTTATGAGCGGTCTACGCTCACTAGGAAGCCAACTTAAAAATGATTTTAATCATCAGACAGGAAGAAATAAGTACACGGGGGCTGCTCTAGACGACTTTAATGCTCGTTCTAAACCTCGTCTTGATAGCATAGAAAATTCCAAGACAGGTAAAGGTAGGGTGGCAGACATACGAGCCAGAAACCAACGTCAGAGAGATAAGAGGGCAGCGGCAGAGGAAGCGGAAGCAGCAACAGGAGCTGTAGAGGAAACAGATTTAAGCGCATTTGCAGCGAACAAGAAACGCTACGATGACTACCTTGCCCAGAAGAAATCTGACGAAGATACTAAAATTAAAATGGATCGTGCAAGAATGATGTACGAGCGTCAGAATAGAGGCGCTGGTCCTGTGCCTCGTCAGATGCAGGGGCTTAATCAATTTAGAAATCCCCAGATGCGTCGTATGATGGCCCCCGGTACAGGTGGCTCTGGAGTACAGCCGGGTTTAAACACACCGCCGCCAATGCAAGACAGACGAGGTTACCAGCCAGCAGTGATGCCCAGACGACAACCCATGCCACAGAACCCAGCGTCTAGCCCTGCGTTTAGGTATGCGGGTCAAAACTATGATAGGCTAGGTGGTCAGCAGCGCATGTATGATCGCCCCGGTGAGATGATGAGCCAAAGAGAGAGGCAAGGCGTTAGGGATATACGTGATGATATGGATCGGTCAGAACGCTTTCGGCCCATGCCCATGCCGGGTCCGGGCTTTGGGCAACAAGGTGGTCAACAAGGAATCGCCTCATTAATACAAAATATGATGAGTAACAAAGGTGGTGGCAGAACAGCACCACAGCCACAGATGCCTAGATATCAGACTATGAGGCCACAGGCACCCAGCAGGGGTAGACCTATGCAGAGTTACGGGGGTAAGGGCGCAGGGCAGACTATGCCACAACAAAGTGATTTTGGACGTATGCTTGCGAATAGGTTCGGAGGGTAGTCAATGACTGGGTTTGATAAAGCTGACCTTGATAGCAACGGCCACATAGACAAGGCCGAATGGGATAAGCTTGCTTGGGAAGACAAGCGCCGTCAGATGGACGACGAAGATCACAAGCGAGATGCTCAGTTACGGATGACGTGGTTTGCTCTGTCTGGCATGGTACTTTACCCTTTGATTATTCTGACCTGTTCGATTCTTGGGTTTGATACTGCGGCAAAGTTAATTACTGATATAGCCTCAATATACATTGTGAGTGTTTCAGGTCTGTGCGCCGCGTACTTTGGCTTTAATGCTATGAACAAAAAGGCGTCAGCTCCTGTGTCTACATCAAAGGTGATGGATAAATGATTACTCTACTCGGAAGTTTACTAGGGTTTGGAACTTCATTCCTGCCAGAGGTTTTAAACTACTTCAGGGCAGGTCAAGAGCATAAGCATAACCTTGAGCGGATGTCGCTTGAGATGGACATGATGGCTCGGCGCAATGAGTTAAAGCTGGACATCTTAGACAAACAGGCTGGCATCAAGGAAACCGAGAGTTTATATAAACATGATAGCATGGATGCAGGAGGTTTTATTAACGCACTACGAGGTAGTGTCAGGCCTGTCATCACTTATGTTTTTTTTAGCCTTTTCGTTGCCATCAAGATAACAGCACTAATGGCCCTGATGGATTCGGGAACAGACTTTGGTAAGTCTTTGTCTCTGATCTGGGATGATTCAACCAGCGGCTTGTTCGCTGCAATAGTAAGTTTTTGGTTCGGCGGTAGAGCCGTATCTAAGTATATGAAAGTAAAACCATGACATATAAATTAGGAAACCGTAGTAATGATCGCCTGGATGGTGTTGACCCTAGTATGCAGACTGTTGTTCGTGCAGCAATAGGTCGATCTGAGCAGGACTTTAGTGTGATCTGTGGGCTAAGAACTCGCAAAGAACAGGAAGCTCTTGTAGCTAAAGGTGCCAGCCAGACTATGAAGTCCAAGCACCTTGGCGGCTTTGCGGTAGATTTAATGGCCTACATCGATGGCGGCAGATGGGAACTAAACCTGTATGATGAGATTGCTGATGCTATGAAAGAGACTGCAAAAGAACTTGGCGTCAAGATACGCTGGGGTGCGGCTTGGCATATAGATGATTTTGGCGAATACGAAGGCACTGCTGAAGAAGCGATGAATGAGTATGTTGACCTACGAAGATCACAGGGTCGAAGGCCGTTTATTGATGCACCGCACTTTGAGTTGATGGATTAAATTTTTCGTGTTAAAGTTCAGTTGAACTTCTGGAGATAGTTATGGTCTTACCACTGTTATTAAGTATGGGTCTCCCTGCACTGGCTGGTACAGGCGCACTTGGCGGTTATATGGCTAGCCTTTCTGTTCCAATGTTATCTGGACTAGGGGCTGGTTTGGGTGGTTTCGTACAGACTGGTGATATAGGTAAAGGCATACAAACTGGGCTAATGGCTGGTTTGGGCGGTAAGATTATGGGAGGTCTGACTAATTCAGCAGCTCCCGCAGCAATACAAAGTGGCGCTGCTAGCGCTGTCGTCCCCCCACAGTCTGGATTTATAGATAATCTTTTCAGCAAAGGGGCACCAGCATCTTCTGTTGTTAGCGGGCCTTCATCTCAGTTAGGCACAAAGATTCTTGGAGCTACTGGTGCCAATACCCCTCTTCCGTTTGTAAATACAGCTAACGCCACTAATCCAGCTACTAAAGGTGGCGCTTTCAACGCTGCTCAACAAGGGTTTATGCCCGGTTACATGGCGCAAACCATGACCGATGCTCAGTTGATGGAGCAGGAAGCTAAGAAAAGAGCGGCGGAAAAAGCAAAAGGCGACACTACAGTGCCGATGCCGAATCCAATGCGCAGGACTTATAACCCTAATCCTTACGCTTCTGGTGGTGGAGAGGGTTCGTACTTCCAATATCAAAGACCGCCAAGAGCAGATGGTTCTGAGGTTAAGCCCCCCTATACTTATGCAGATGGTGGCCTAATGGGTCTACGTCGAATGGCTGAAGGTGGTGAAGCTGAAGCAGATCAAATGATGGCACAGAGTGGCATGAACGAAAAAGATGTTATTGTCAGTGCCATAGAAGCTATTAAAGGAATGTCTGAGCAGCCAGAAATTGTTCTGGCAATGTTTGTTCAGAAATACGGCGAGGACGCACTACGTGATCTTGTCGGGCGCGTACAGTCGGGAGAGTTAGATGAGACTGTGCAGCGTTTTGAAGAAGGTGACAAAGGTATGGTGCGTGGCCCCGGCGATGGTTCGGGTGTAGACGACATGGTTCCTGCGACACTTGAAGGGGAGCAAGATGTACTCTTGTCTGATGGGGAATTTGTTTTGAGGAAGAACACAACTGATGCGCTTGAGAAGGCATATGGTGGTGGGTTCCTTGATGTTGTTAACCGCGCTGAAGAGGAAGCTCCGGAGAAACTCCAACAAATGGTGGGATAATTGAGAGTCAGCTTGGTGCCTTCAGAGGCGGTAAGGCAAGTATGGAAGGATGTTGAAAGTATACTAAAGAAGAGCGTAGCCACAGTTAAAGACAAAGCAGAGATGATTGATGTCTTGAGCGGAGTACTTAATGGCACTTATGTTCTTTGGGTTGTAATGGATGAAGATGACAGTCTTATAGCTGCATTTACCACAAGACTTATCGTATACCCTCAACGGAAAGCATTGGCCTTGGATTGGGTAGGCGGAACGCGCATGAAAGAATGGGAAGATCAGTTGATCGACACTATGCGTAAGTACGGAAATGAGTTAGAATGTAGTCATCTAGAGGGCTACGGCAGAAAAGGTTGGGGTAGATCGTTAAAGAAATACGGTTTCTACCCTGAGTATATAGCGTACCGAATGGAGTTATAATATGGGCAAAGGCAGTTCGCAGGCACCAACGGAAAGCACCATCCGTCAAACTAATTTACCTGAGTACGCTGACCCGTACTTTCGCAGGATGTTGCAGGGTGCCGAAGATTCGACGCAGCCTTATCAGGACGATCTTAGTCGCCCTATTTACGACGATGATCAGAACATAACTGGTTTCGAGCAAGAGAGTACCTACATGCCCTACCAAGGTGAGCGCATAGCGTCATCTGATATGTACGGGGATATCATGGGTTCTCGCGCTATGACGCGAGGTATTGCTCAGTCTGGTATTGCTGGAATGCCTCAAGCTCAAGCCGCTGCCCAAGCTGGTATGGACATGCAGGCGGAAGCACTAGGTGGCCTACGTGGTCTAGCTAACTACAATACTGGTCAGTTTGATGCCCAATCGGTAGACCCTTACTCTGGATTTCAAGCTGCTGATACCTCTGACTTTGCTAATCAATTTAGTATGTCTGATACCTCTGACTTTGCTAATGAGTTCCAAGCGTTCGACCCAAATCAATACTCAGGTTTTGAGCAAGCTCAAGCAAACTCTATGATGGACGAGTTCCAGTCAGTAGACCCTAACTCTATGATGAACGAATACCAGATGGCTAACTTCTCTCCGTCTGGACAGTTTAATCAATATGACTTTAGAAACCCATCAGAGTTTAGTAACTTTGGTGTGAGAGATGACTTTAACTACAGCGGCTTCGGCTTTGATCCTACACGTCAGTTCGGCACTGCCGAGGCTAACAGATACATGTCACCCTACATGGACGCTGTTGTAGCAGATCAGAAGTCTCAAGCTATACAAGACTTTGAAAGACAGGGTGCAAGCCGTGACGCAGCAGCAGTACAAGCTGGTGCATTTGGTGGATCAAGGCAAGCAGTACAAGAATCTTTAGCCGAGGAATCACTACAAGACAGGCTTAGAAGTATTGGTGCTTCTGGCACTCAGTCTGCATTTGAGCAGTCAGCGCAGCAATTTGAGCGTGATCGTGCTGCACAAGAACGTCAGCTTGGTATGCAAGTTGGTGAGTTCGGCAGGGTTCAATCAGGTCTTGCGTCAGAGCAAGGTCGTGTCGATGCACTTAGAATGCAAGAGCAGTCACAACGTGAGTTCCGTCAAGCAGATGAGTATGCACGTTCTGGAAACATGGAAGCAGCAGAAGCAGCCAGAGTACAGGCTGCAAACACAGCAGAACTTGCACGTACGCAAGCTGGTATGGCTGGTGAGATGGGCAGAACACAAGCTGGTCGTGTGGGCGAGAACGCTCGTATGGATAATATGTACCAGCAGGAAGCAGCTAGAACACAGGCCGCAAGAGCTAACGAGCAAGCTCGCTTAGATGATTTCCTTCGTATGGAAATGGGAAGAGTTCAACAAGCAGAGGCGTCCGAGAACGCTCGCATGGATAGTATCATGCAGCAAGAAGCTGGCAGGGTCCAATCTAGTAGGGTAGGAGAGCTTGGCAGAGCGCAAGGCATGACAGCTAACGAGCTTGCTAGAGTTCAATCTAGCAGAGTAGGTGAACTTGGTAGAGCGCAAGGTTTAACAGCCAGTGAGATGGCGCGTATCCAACAATCCGAAGCTGGAGAACTTGCCAGAACTCAAGGCATAGATGTTAGCGAAGCTGCAAGAACACAGCAAGCAAGAGAAGCATCCCGTCAATTCGGCGCAGGTCAAGGTCTCGCTGCCTATCAAGCTATAGGTTCTGGAGCAAGCAATCTAGCTGGGCTGGGTTCAGGTCTTGCAGGGTTAGGGCAGCAACAACGTGCTGCTGACATTCAGGGCGCACAGCTACTCGAAGCTACTGGTCGTGATATTCGCGCAGAAGATCAAGCGCGTCTCGATATGTCGTATGAAGACTTTATTCGCCAACGTGATTACCCAATGTCACAGTACCAGCAGATGGCAGGTATCTTGCGCGGTGTCCCAGTAACTCCCAATGTGAATGAGCAAAGGTTTGCTTCTTATAATCCTGCGCAGCAAGCTCTTGGTGCAGGTATATCAGGGCTTGGTCTTTATAAGGGTCTTACATCATGAACATAATAGATATCCAAGACAACTTAAAGAACCTTGCAGAGAACGCTCTGATGCAGGAGTTCCAGCAGCCAACTGGTAATGCGCCTCAATTCCTTATCTTAGGTGAGCTTAAACGCCGTAAGCAGATGCGTGAGGATTATCAGCGTCAGCAAAACTCTGACATGAAGACCGTTGCAGAAGAGACTATAACAGGTGCAGGAGTGCCTCAAGAAGGTATCATGCAGATGTCTCGTGCTATGACACCGAAGACAAACATGGCACAAGATACAGGTATAGCTCAGGCTACGCCAGTACAGCCAACGCAAGCACCTCAACCACAGATGATGTCTGATGGTGGGGTCGTGCGGTTTGCTAATGGCGGTATGTCTGGTGGAACTTTAGGCGCTATTGCTTCATTAAAAGTAAATCACCCAAATATTTATGAGATGGTTAAAGACGATGATGAAAAGCTATTGCAATATGCACAACTATTTCAGCAGACTGCTTCAGAATCAGAAATAAGTCCTCTTGAGGAGCTTGAAGCACCAAGAAAGAAAAACTTTTTTAATACGATGACAGGGTTTGAGTCAGGTCAAGCAGAGTCAAGTATGTTTAATGATCCGACGGCCAGATCGGTTAGACGTGCGCTCGCGGAGTTAGACGCCAGTCAGCCAGATCGTATACAACAATCGATGGACGCATCACAGGCAAATTTAGCAGAGAGAGGGGCGTATCTAGGTAGTGACATGGCTGGACAAGAAGATCCAATTTTCTCTGAGGGTTCTCCTGTTGAATATATAAACGCGACATCAGCGGGCGGTGTCCCTAGCATTGCCGATGTGATCACAGAAACTCCAACTCTTGCAGTCCCTAGTTTTGACACTTCCTTCGATGGCGGTTCAGGTTTCACCGCAGGGGATGAAACATCTCTACCCGCATTACTACAACAACAAACTTTGCCTCAACCTTCAAGCGAGATGGATTCTACATATCAGCAGATTGTTGACGCTAATAATCGGCAAGACATGATGGAGCGTATGATAGGGCTAGAACCTAATGAAGATATATACACTTCAGAAACTGATAGAAGACGCGCTGCACTGGCGGACCCAAATTCTTCTGGTATAATAGATGGACTAGATGGATTGTTTAATACCCGAGGCAATGATGAGCAGCGGAACGACTTCTTGTCTTCTTTTGGATCGGTGGGTAAGCCGACTGCAATGGATAGGCTAAATAGAAGAGCGTCAGACTATAGGTCCAGCGATTTGTCTACTCCAAAAGAAGACGTGTACGGTGATGTACTTGGTGGCAACATCTACGACATGCTTCGGTATGAAGAAGAGACACCCGAAGAGATAGATAATGTGTCTAACCTCTTGGCGGCTACTGCTAGGGCTGACGAGCAAAGAAAAGACGACCTTGCGAAAACTGCCGACGAAGAAAGGCTAACTCCTGAACAGGTTGAGGCTGCTAGGCAGGCCGAAGTTAAGCGCATGATAGACGTAAATGAAATCCCTGAACCACGAATAGCGGGTGGCCTTGAAGATTTTGTAACTACCGAAGTTGGTAGATTAAAAAGTGGAATTAATGATATGTTCGTCCCTAGTATGGATGGGCTTTTACCCCCCGGTTCAATTGAATCCCCCACTCAAAAGCTACAAGCAGAAATTGCAAGTATTAACGCACAACTCGCTGACCCTAACACTAGTGAGATTTTGTCTGGTATTTTAACTCGAAAGAAAGAAGGATTAGTAAGGCAGTTGCAACTTGGAGAAGCTCAAACTGACACTGGTGAGTTTCTTAGCAGTATTCCCTCAATACTTAGACAAGGATATGAACAGTACGTTGCTCCCGGTTTAGGGCTTACAACCCCAGAACAAGCTGCTGCCAACGTCGAAGAGATCGTAAATGATAACGCCGAGGCCGACGCCGCAGAGGCAAGGCGAGAAGAGGTACTTAATGATTTGATAGGTGGTGCAAAGGCTGTACCTACCATTGGCGATATGGACACAGGGGAACCACTTTCGATACCTAGCGAAGGGGAAGGCGGGATTGCCTCGCTACTCCCACCCAAACCTAAAAAATCATCTGACAATGCAGTTGCAACTAAACAAACTTCTGGCGGCGCAAGCGGTGCAGGTTTTGGTTCACTAGATTCGCGCATTGCTACAATGCTTTCGGAACGTCAGAAGCAATCCGAATCAGATAAATGGATGGCGCTCGCCCAAGCTGGGTTCCAGATAATGAGTTCTAAGTCTCCTACGCTACTAGGCGCAGTAGGTGAAGGGGGTCAAGCAGGGTTAAAAGCTTTGGGTGCATCTAAGAAGGGCGCACAAGATTTCGAGACCGACATGCTCAAACTGCAAACTCAACTGGATATAGCCCAGCAGAGAGCAAGAAGTAGTGGGGCTAAAGGGAGTAACTTAACGCTTAATCAGATGTTGTCTCGCGGTGTTGACTTACTGAAAGAAGGTAATTCTATGCTCGAAAATGCTCAAGGTAATGCTGACGTAGCTTCGGTAGCTCAAGGTCTTATCAAAAAAGGTCAGATGCTTATAGATGCAGCGGGCGGCGGTGCAGGTAGTGGTGCAGGAGAGTTTAATCTATCTTCAGCAAAAGTAGGGTAAAACACGATGGGCGTTTATCAATATACCGATCCTCAAACGGGACGTAGCTATAAATTTAACCACGCAGGGGAAGCCCCATCCAACGAAGATTTTTCTGAAATACAGAACATTCTCGCTCAAGAACGTGTAGGGTACGCTGAAAAATACGAAAATGTTTTTGGTGAAGAGTTTGAAGCGCCTGATGACGGCACTGCCATTGGTCGTGGCTATGAACGTGGCAAGAAACAGATCAAACAGGCTTTTGGTGAGACGCTCGGAACCGCTGGCGAACAGTCAGGTCTTGGATTCCTTGCAAACTACGGGCAGGGCTTAGAAGAACGTAGTCGTCAAGAGCTAGGCGAATTGCTTCTTGAGCAGCCAGAGCGTATGCAATCTACTGACGTTGATGGGTTTGGCTCGGCGTTAACCTACGCAGGTGAAGTTGTTGGTGAGCAGATTCCACAGCTTGGTCTTGGTCTCGGAGCCGCCGTTGCTGCGCCCGTTATAGCAGGTGCCGCTGGTGTAGCTGCGCCCTTCGTTGTAGGTGCAGGTGCCGCTGCTCTTGTAACCGCACCGATCTTGTTTGGTAACAACATTCAACGTCAAGAGGACGAAGTCGCTTCGGGTAAGAAAGCCCGTGTCGATATAAGTGATGCGCTGACCGCCACATTCGGCCAAGCCATACTTGAGGGTGTGTCTGATAAGTTGTTGCTGGGTAGTGTATTAAAGCCTATTGGTAAATCAATCTTTACGCGTACAGTCAGCCGTGCAGGGGGCGGTGCTACAACTGAAAGTTTGACCGAAGTCGGCCAACAGATGATGGAGCGAGCGCAAGCTGGCCTAGAAGTTGATAGCGATGACGCCATTGCAGAGTATCGTGAAGCAGCTATTGCAGGTGGCCTAATCGGTGGTGGTACGCGTGCTACAATCGGATCATTCGGCGAGCGTAGAGATACCCCAGACGAAACAGATATCACAGACGAAACAGATACTACGCAAGCTATTGAGAATGCGGTAGAGACGGCGGTAGGGGATCAAGCTAACGCGGCGCTGGAAACCGAAGCGCGGAACGCCGCCGACCCTGAGCCACTTAAAGGCAAAGCGGAACAGACAAACGACCAACAGGCGGCAGATTCGGCGGAGGTAGCGACAAATGCAGCTACGCCAAGCGCAGCTTTGGTTAAAGAAGAAGTTAACCTCAAAGGTGAGGCGACACGCGCCGAAGCCAAGGCTGTTAAGAAAGCCGAAGACAAAACTCAAGAATACTTACCGGGCCTTGAACCTGTAGTAGAAGAAGACCGCGCCGCTGCGAAGAGGAGCGAGGAGACTGGTAAGGAAATAGAGGTAGAGAACCTCGAAACCGTTGAGGCGGCGCAAGATACATTTACGCCAGACTTTGTATCTAAAGTATTTGGTGTATTGGGAGGGGAATCACCGTTAAGTAAAGCCGCGAAGTCAAGTAAACTAAGCAACAAACCTATTAGTGATCCCGCTGTCCTTGAACGAATTACTGGGTATGTAAACAACAAAGGGGTCAAAGCGGACACTGTAAAATCTGCGATGGCAGAGAGGGGTTATACATATGCTAAAGGACAATTCGTTAAATCTGAACCAGCAGGACTTGGAAGCGGCGTTGCAGGTGGTGGATCAGGCGTGGCTGCAAGTGGAGGACCGGGAATTGGAAACATCAATCCCGACGAGACTTCAACACCTATCGAAGGAACAGTGGGAGGAGGTGTGTCTCTTGCTCAACCACCTGAACTGGCAGCGAGAGTACAGCCCGATACATTAGTAGACCCAGTAGCTGAAGTAATACCCGAAGAAGTAGCTGAAGTAACACCCGAAGAAGTAGTCGAATTAGAGAAGCAAGCCGAGGTCGCTACCGCTACGCCTGTGGATGTACCACAAGCTGTACCACAAGCTGATCCACAAGCTGTACCACAAGCTGTACCACAAGCTGTACCACAAGCTGTACCACAAGCTGATCCACAAGCTGTACCACAAGCTGTACCACAAGCTGTACCACAAGCTGTACCACAAGCTGATCTACAAGCTGCTCCTGACGACGGGCGTAACGCAGCACCGGGAAGAGTTACGGGTGGAGGTCCAGGTAATCTTGCTCCTCCTATGGGTCCAGCGCCAGTTCAAGCGCCAGTCCAAGGCGCGGTTGTACCACAGGCCCAACTCCAAGAAGCCGAAGCTGCGCAAGATGCAAGGGCGCAAGCAGAGCTAAATCGTATTTATGAGTCAGACCCAGAGCCAGAAGTTGTAAGCGGGCTGTCCAAAGAAAAGGCTGTTGAACTAGCCGAGAGAGAAGCCACTCGGCGAGCTGGAGTGCGAAAATATCAAGACACTCAAGTAAACCCACGAGATGTTGCCGAAGTCACTACTGCGGTAGACAAAGAAGGAGTTATCGAGCTTATTAACACCAAAGACAGTGATCTCGACGAGCAGGGCAAAGCTGCTAAAATATACTTTAGTCGGTTCCGTAGACCTGTTGACGCGCTTGATGAAATAGGCGCAGCTAGTGCGCAAGGCGAAACGCAATCTAGAAAGAAAAACTACACCCCTGAACAGTTCGTATTCTACAAAGGCATGACCCAAAAGTCAGCTATGGATGCACGCAAATGGGTGTTTGATAACATGTCTGAGCCTGCTAGAACTTTTGCACGAGACGCGGCTGTACTAGCAAAGCGGGATACTACTAAAGCAAACCCATCCGATATGGTCATTGGAATGGTAAAGGCTATGAAAGGTATCCAGCAGAAAGAAGACGCGGTGCTTGCAAAGCAGATGAACCGCGAACTTGACGGTTTAAACCTGCAAGCTAAAGAACCCGCCGTGCTAGGACAGGAAATGCGTGGCAGAGGACCAATAGGCACAATTAAACCAATCAAAGGTCAGACAGCGTTTGAGTCTTTCTTAGCGGGAATCAAATTTAAACGGCGCAAAGTTCGTAGCAACGAAACGACTGCGGAAGACACATATACGTTTACTGATAAAAAAGGTATTGTGTATGTCTACGCAGATGAGCAAAACGAGGGCCAGCTACTAACAAAAGTAGACGCACAAGAGTTCTACGATAATCTCGCGTACACTCAAAGTGAAATGGGTTTCTTACTTATCGACCCTATGCATGGTTTGGATCAAGCTCTGCTGCCCAGCATCCGTAACGCACTACAACGTGGTGATCTACAGTTCGCCCTCAACGCTATTGCGGCCACAAGCCAAGTAGACCGTATCCGTGAGATCGCAGCCAAGCTCGGTAGAGTTCTCGGCACGACACAGGTGCAAGTGGTTGACGATCTGTCTCAGATGACGGGGCGCAAAGCTGCTGGTATGTTTGAACCCGAAACAAATACAATTTACATCGATGCTAACAACGGGATGAACGTGCATACTGTCTTGCACGAGATGACTCACGCGGCTACTTCGGCGGCTATAGCAAATCCCTCCTTACCAGAAGTTAAACAGCTACAAACTCTGCTTGACGCAGTGCGCGAGCAATTCGGCGAAGTATACGGCACCCGTAATCTCGACGAGTTTGTAGCAGAAGCCTTCAGTAATCCTGAGTTCCAGAGTGCGTTAGCTCTGACGAAGGTAGATGGCGGCAAGATGTCAGGCTGGGAGAAGTTTACAGGTGCCATTAAACGTGTCGTGCGTAAGATACTAGGTTTGTCTCCCTCCCCTTCAGCACTGACTGAAGTCGATGGCCTTATAGATGGTATGCTGGCTTCATCACCTGCCACACGGGCAGCGCCGAATATGTTGTTGATGGCAGGTACTAAGAAAGGGTCTTCGCAGCTACTCAGTAAAGCAGCGAACCTTGCGCCTGAAAAAGTTAAAGACTACGCAGATGTTATATTTAACGAAGGCGTTAGTGTAAAAGCAAAAAGCTGGGTATTAAATACATTACCCGTAAACATCTTGACAGATATAGCGGTTAAATACATTCCGTTCGCTAGAGAACTTAACATGCTTATAAATAAGCAGAGTGGGGCGTTGCGGCAGAAGTCTGAACTGTTAGATTCTATGCTGAACAATCTCCATAAATGGCAGCGTAAAAATAAAGGTATGTCTGCTGTACTAAACAACATCATCCCGCGCAGTACTTACTTAAAGATTGATCCGTCACGGGGTAACGATGCTAAGTACATGAAAACTATTCGTGACGACAAGGAACGCTCTGCCGAATACGATGAGTTGTTTGCAGAATACAGTAAGCTCGACGCACAAGGTAAGGCGTTTTATGGGCAGATGCGCAACTACTTCCAAGACACTTATGACGATATTATCGCTGCGTTAGACGCACGGTTGGACGCCACGATCCCCGATGCAGAGGCTAAGAAGAGCGCCTTTGAAGCCCTACGAAAGTTGCTACAGGCAGATTCTGGGATCATCCGCCCTTACTTCCCACTGCAACGTAAAGGAGGGTATCGTTTAGTCTATAACGCGCCTGACCCAGACAAGGGTAATATGGAGCAATTTGTAGAGTATTACCCCACGCTGCGTAAAGCGGAGCAAGCTCGCGCAGCTATTGCAGATGTCGATGTCGATGCAGAAATAACTTCCTCGACTAACCCTATGAACTTCGACAAAGCTCCATCAAGTAGCTTTGTCCGTAATATCCTGAACACAGTGGCACTGCGCAAGGAGTCATTTTCTTCAGAGCAAGAATACAAAGAAGCCATGCAGGCAATTGTTGATCTATCACTAGACGCAATGCCAGAGCGTTCGTTCATGCAGAACTTCCGCCGCCGTAAAGGCGCAAATAATAAAGGTGTACGGGGTTTCCTTGGTGACACTACACCGACAGGTATGGGTGGTATGGAGTTCGACGCCTTTACAATGCTCAAAGAAAAAGGTCGTGATCTAAACCGTCAACTTGTGCAGCTAAAGTCCGCAGCGGAGATTGAAAAGTTTCGCGCTAAACTAGCGGGGCCGATCAGCGGTACAGAAGGGCCGACATATAAGACTGATCCCCGTACAGCTATGATGGCTGAAAAGCTAGACCAGGTCGCTAAGTTCGCGCAAAGCCCTAACGTACCTCGCTACTCACAAGTGGTAAACAGCTTGGGGTTTGGCTTTACGATGGGGCTTAACTTCTCGTCAGCGGCGATTACATTCTTTGACGTTGCCATGAGTGCTATGCCTGTCATTGCAGGTAAACATAAAGTAGGTCCAACGGCTCGTGCATTTGGAGCGGCTACTAAACTGTTTGCAGGTGCGCCCAGTAAGCGTACCATAATGGTTAAAGATGCAGACGGCCAACTTATCCCGCAAGAAATAAATATGGGTGCGGCTGGCAAATCTATCTCTAACTATGACCTAAATAGCTTACCTGAGATACTGCGTAATGTCCGTGCTGATATCCTTATAGCTATGGGCATAGACCAAGGGCAGTTCAATCAGTCCATGACGCAGGAGAATTTGGAGATAGGACGCGATGCGCCCTTAGAAACTTTTAATAAGTATTCTAGTTTTATGTTTCATCACTCAGAACGCTTTAACCGTGAGACAACGCTTACCGCTTCTTACGTGTTAGAGGTCCAGAAAATGCAGCGTGAAAAAGGATCACCCCTTACTGACGCTGACTATCGTGAAGCGGCGCAAGAAGCTATAAACACCACAGAGTTTACTCTTGGTTCTACAGCGGCGGCGGGGCGTCCAATTGTGGCGCAAGGGGCAATCGGTAACATCTTGTTCCTCTTTAAACGCTTTGCAATCAGTAAATACTATATGATGGCTAAGTTGGCGCAGGAATCTGCCAAAGGTGATCCAGTGGCTCGTGCGGCGGGGCGTAACTTCCTAATTTCAACTGGTCTGTTCGCAGGTCTTGGCGGTATGCCTTTGATGGGCGGTATCGGTGCAATATACAACATGTTTGCAGATGATGACGAAGACGACTTTGAAGCAATGACACGTAAGTTTGTTGGCGAAGGTATATATGGTGGGCTTTCCAACGAGATACTAGGCGTAGATTTAGCTAACCGCATCTCGCTGAACAGCTTGCTGTATCGCTCCCCGATCATCGACAAAGATCAAAGTAATTTGTGGACATTAATTGAGCAGCTTGGGGGTCCAGTTATTGGTGTAGGATTAAGCGTAGAACGCGGCGTTAAAGATATATACGATGGAGAGGTGCAACGCGGTATCGAATCCATGGCCCCTGCGTCAATCAGGAACGGCCTTAAATCTTTACGTTTTGCTACAGAAGGCGCAACAACACGTCGTGGTGACCCAATTATTGAGGACATCAACCCATACAACGTAGTCATGCAGGGGCTAGGGTTTGCGCCGCAAGCCTACATCCAGCAGCTTGAAGCAAATAAAAACGCTCGTCGCCGGGAAGACGCTGTAAACAGTAGAAGGACTAAACTACTGCGTCGCCGTAACATGGCTATCCGGGAAGGCGATAGAGACGAGTTGCAGAAGGTGGAACTTCTTATTGAAGAGTACAACGCAGGGCTACCACAAGACGCGGATACACGTAAAAAACAGATTACGGTGAAAACAAAACAACGTTCTCTCGAATCTTTCGGCAGGACAACAAGTAACATGCGCGGGGGTGTAACAACCACAGAGATGTCGCAGAGTATCCTAGACCAATACGATTTCTAATAAAAAAGCCCCGCACAGGTTATATGCGGGGCAAGATAACAATGGAGAACAACACTGTAAACAATGTCGTAATGATTAACGTATCACACAGTTCTCCATACACGTAAACCTAGTTTCTTGTCTTCTACGCATATTTGCACCTCAAACTCCCATTTTTTACGCTTCGCAAGCTTCTGTAACTGATCTTTAGCCTTCTCAGTATTAATGCAGGGTACGAAGATGGACGACTTAACGTCCATAACTTCCCAATTTATTGTGATCCGTAGCCCGTCAGGATTTAGATCATCAATTTTTAGTACTTTCTGGTCCATCGTCACCCTGCTCCATCTCTGCAAACTTCATCTCTAGCACCCAGTCAGGCGGGAGATTGAAGTCCGTGCCTTTGGTTAGACGTTTCTTAACGCGCTTGGCTCCTAGCTTTTCTTTCAAGTCATCCACTACGCCTTGGTAGTTTATTTGCTGGTCAACACACCACTCTCGGAACGGCTTGAGACGCAGGAACAACAACTTGGTATCTGGCTCGTAGCGTGCGACCAACGTACCGCGAGGACTTGCACCAATAGGCACAAGCTCTATTACGTTATCATTCCTGCCACGCTGATCTTCAGTGCTTTCGATCTTGAGCAGGTTGTTGTAGTTTTCTGACAAGTAGTTGTTCAGTGTTTCAGTGACGGATGACCCTGCATCGCTGACGTAGTTGCGACGAGAAATCAACTCACTCACAATCCATCTGTACACTAAGGCTACGTCATAGTTTACGAGGCCCAACTTTTTAGCAATCATCAAACCAGAGATAATCGCGGCGTTACCGTTCGTCCAGAACCGATGCTCTGGGCCAAGTCCAGCCGCCTTGTCTATGCGTATACGCACAGAGTCTACGATCTTGCGCACTTCGTCTTTGTTGTTGATGACCCACTGGATGTACTCAATGCCGATATGCCCGTAGTTCGCCTTAAAGTCCTCTATGAGGTGGGCAGTAGCAGTATTGTCGCCTTTGGTAAAATTCATCATCTTCACGTTTAGCTCAAACATCCGCAGCATCTCTGCTTTCGGCGTTGCCTTATGCCGACCCAAGATTTCCCATGCGCTCGTGTTACCCGAACTCAGAGCAAGCAGTTGCCAAGGCTTACCCCTAACGCGTTCGGTATTACCACTAGAGGACATGCGGTTTTTCTGTCGCCCACTGGATACTTGATAGGTGTAGTCAGACATCTGTTCGCCGTTTACGTTCGTCATCTCATCAGACACCAGCGGGATATTGTGCATCACCTCGCCCCTCAGCATACGAGCGTTGTGCGTATCCTCTTTGCTGTTCATCAGTTCTTCAGGGCTACCCCAGATACCGATAGCTGCCATCTGTGCAGTTGTTTTACCAACACCCGAACCACCATATAGGTGTATAGACATACTGTTGAGTCCTGTGACTGCCATCAGCGGTGAGCCGAAACCAACGCCGACAACGTACTGGTGCAGTTCGTACCCCGGTTTGTTGTAGAACTCCAACAGCTCAAGGTTCTTCTCGCGCGTACCTTTCGGCTCGAATGCATCTATCAGCCCTGCTGTGGCCGATGAAGACGGGTTAAAGTCTACGTCTGTCGCCGTGACTAACTTGTCTCCCAACACAAACGACTCCATAGTATCGTCAGCCCAACCGAATTGGCGATGCGCCTCATCTGCTGTAGTCGTGCGTTGTAGTTCGTCTACCCATTTTGTTGTATATGTCATTAGTTTATCTAGTGCCTTCCCATGTGCGGTTACGCCTTCCTTAGCCATGCACTTACGAAATTCCTCACGAGAGGTTACTTGTGCAAGTGGTACGTTAAATTGACGTACGCCATCTCTCGGCAAATGCAGACGAAACACCAATGTCTCGCCCAGTTCAATATCGTGTAGACGCCTAGTAATGTAGATGTCGTGGTGATAAACAAGGTCTTCTTCTATATCCCCATCAGCATTGCTACTGCGTAGGAACACGCCCCCCGCTGCGCCACGGAAATAGGGTGCAGGATATTCGGGTATGTCAAATTTTTCAGACTTCTTTACTCCGCCCTTAACAACGGACGCGAGTACTGTCACATCACCATCGGACTCTCGAACACGCCTACCCAGCACAATCGGCGATTTGATCTCGCCTTGTAGTGAGCAGTCTTTACAGACGCCTTCGTTTAACTCGTCAAAGCGTGCGCAAGTATACGGGCCCTTGATCTCATCTAACTTCTTGCGCATAGCTGCTTCGTTGTAGTCGGGGTGTTTGCTAGAAATCTTCTTTGCGGCTACGTCCCCATCTATACAAAACTTTGCAATAGATAACCCCGCACGCCACAGCGGTTCGCTGACCTCAGACTGGTGCGTCGCTATAAACCTTAGCTGCTCACAACCACGCCCTTCAGCGGTCTTCTTTATAATAGTCTTAAAAACATTCTCAGAGTTGTCTGCGTACGCTTCGTAGAGTGCGTCAGTACCTAGATCAAGCGTGGTAACTGGCATCGTAAGCACACCCAGATTGGACGTAAAATCTTCTAACACCACAGGGTCAGGCATAGAAACGCCAAACAGTTCTACGGGTAGGGGTGGGTCACTCTTGCAGTTATAAGTACCGGGGACACGTAGGACTTGCGCAAGGTTAGCAGTGACTACGGGGTCAGCACGAAGGCCGTTATCCACACATGCTTGCTTTAGCCGTTGAGCTTCTACCACCCACTGCTCTGCCGAAACTGCTTCGGTAAGGGGCCAGTACACATGCACCCCGTTTCCGCTGTTGACCATCATAGGTTTAGGCAGGGAAAGCTTCTTGCAGAAAGCACGTAGGGCGTCCACCGCCGCCTTCTGCGTAGGGTACTCTTTCAACGAGCCAACATCCAAGTCGAGAAATAGAGACTTCAACTCGTACGCGTTCTGGGCTTTTCGCCCTGCATTCTTGGTCGGCTCTTTAAATGTACTAAGAGCGAAGTATGTGTTTAATCCTTCCGCAGCATACTTGTTGGCCGCGCGTTCTACCTCTTCAAGAGTATCGTAGAACTCCTGTATACGGGTATCGTCTTTAGAGGCGAACACGCAGTAGTGGCCTTCACTACTCAGTACCCCCCTTAAAAATTCTAATGTTTTCATTGTTGCTGCTCCAAAGTGTGCCGTGGTGGGTAGAAAGGACACGAAATCCCACCACGGCAATCTACCGTTAACTAACGACTACCTGTTAAGTTAGTCGTCCCAATCGTCAACGATAGATGAAAGGTCCGCCTCTTCAGTAGAGGGAGCAGCCTCTTTCTTCTTGGCGACCTTTTTCGGTGTAGGCACTTCGTCTACTTCAGCAGGGGCAGACTCAACTACATCCCCAAATATAGCAGACGGGTCATCCTCGTCGAGAGAAAAACCTTCTTGCGTATCAAACGGAGAATGTTGTTTCTTCACCGCTAGAGCTATAACCTGCACAGCTTTTATCCGTAGTGATACACCATGAGAAGTCATGTTGTACGGTACAAGAGCCACTGCTATATTTACAGTACTGCCATGCGTGAGTTCAAAGTCAGAGGGTAGTTTTCTGTTCTTTGAGTCAACGTGTAGGGGCTTATCGGTAACCGTACCAGAGTACTGACCCTTTAGTTGAGCAGAGCCAATGTACATACCATCTGCATCCCTTTCAAACACTTCGGTATGCTTCGGCATTTCAGGCCAGCTTGATTGGGCTGCTTCCTTGTATGCAGCTTTCATGGCGTTATACAATTCTTTTGCCTGTGCATCGTTCATACGAAACTTCGTATCGTACTTTGCATTCTCTTCGGTAGGACCACAAGGCACTGTCTTTCCGTTAGGAAGAACGCTCCTATCAAATTTATAGGTCTGATTAAGACGCGGGTAATGAGCTTCGACGCCTTTGATTAGCATTGGTTTGGCTGCTGCCATTAGTCTTCTCCTTTGTTATATTCAAAACCGCTTACTTCTGTAAACGGAGAGTTGTCCCTTGCGGTTTCTAATTGAACCGTCATGGTCTGTAACGCAGCCATGCTTGCCGCACGGCTACCTTTCTGTTCGAGCGCCTTCTTGAGTTCTTGTTCGTTGAGCGCACGGACAGCTTTAAAAAACAGTTTAGGTGTTTCAGACCCCTCATCAAAACGTACCTGTGTAACCACCGATAGTGATGAAGCTTTATGCCTATGTAGGTACTTAGAGTAGCCTTGCATAGCCATATCACCTTTTTGATCTTTGCCAAAAATAGATGTAGCGGGGATACGCATCTGATAAACTGTATCCATCTGCCCTTCCAATACGACCGCCAGACGTTGCGAATACCTGCAAGCGCGGCCCCCACCGCTGCTTGAACCTTTGATGTTATGTTGGCAGTCCATACAGCGAGTAGCTTGCTTTTGGTCTGTCGGAACATCATTGGATGGTATCTGCGTATCTGGTGACCAACATGTCGGGGCAGATGGGTTTGCTGGATCGTACATACCTTCATAGTAAGTACGGGCCAGCTTTGCGGCGTTTACTATAATTACATTCAATGGACCATCACTTACGTTGACGTACTCGCCGTCAACGGATTGGCGAAAACGCCTACCCCCCAAGGTGATTTGGTTTAAACCAGACCCATCAATATAGTTATTGTCAACCGCCGTAACTGGCATTAGTTTTTCCGCTTCTTCGGTTTCTTAGCATTGGTCACCGAAGCCTCTACCTCGTCGAGCCTAAATCTGTAGACTTCTCCGATTTTGATGTAGCTGCTTTCAGGTATTAGTCCCTTACGCATCCAAGTACGGATGGTTGTTACAGATACTCTGAAGTACCCTGCAACTTCCCTAATGTTCGAGTAAGGTGTTTCAGTGGTAAGCATTTCATTTTTTCCTTACAGAGATAACGTACTCCGAATCCACATTTAGCCCCGCAGGTAGCAAGTCAGGGTTCTCTTCTATGAATTGACGTACATTGGTTTGGTTGAGACGCTTTTCAAAAAAGTCAGGAAGGTTGTGGTCCATAATAAACGAGTGCATAGACTCCCAGTCACTTGTCCAGTACCGCTGCTTAACAGTACGATAGAACAAACCTGATCCCGTACGCACGCTGTCTACTCCTTGATCTTTGCAGTAGTCCAGCAAAGCTCTTTTGATTTTGTCTTGCTGTTCAGAAAGAACACCATCTTCTTCTTTGAACTTGGCCGATACTTGTGTACGCTTTTCGCGTATCTTTGTGTAAGCACTAACAAGTTTTTCAACAGGTATTGTCATAGCTGTTCTCCATTTTATACGCGCATTACTGACATATAGTGTCTTATACTGTCTTATGGTGACTAGTCAAGCACTTCGTTGTATAAATCTATCATAGCTGTATGTATGTTAATACGCTCGTCCAACATGCGATAAATTCGTTTCTCCGCAGGAGACCCAGCTAATTGTATTATAGTACATTTATGCTTCTGACCTGCGCGATGAATACGTGCGTTGGCTTGTGCGTAGGTCTCAAGGGAAGACGTTGGTCCCCACCATACGATTGTGTTAGCCGCCGTAAGCGTTACGCCATGCGCCGCTGATTGTGGCTGGATGACCAGCACTCTCGGATCAGGGTCGCTTTGGAACCTACGAAAAATATCAGTACGTTTAGATGCAGAGACATCTCCTCGTATGACCTCGGTAGTAACGCCGTCTTTTCGCAGCTTGCTTGTCAACATATCTATCGTGTGCCTAAACGGAACAAACACTAAAACCTTTTGACTGCTCTCGTCGATTGTTTCTTTAAGGACTTTGTATCGGTTTTTAATATCGAACTCTACCGAATCACCGTCGTCGGTGTAAACTGCCCCCGCGCTGATCTGAAGTAGCTTGTTCATACTGATTGCAGCGTTAGCGGCTGTTACAGACTCGCCAGCTACTTCCATAATCATCTTCTTGCGAAGGGTATCATAATACTTCTTCTGCTGTGCGGTCATCTCGACAAAGCGTTTGGTGTAGACCATATCAGGCAGGTCTAAGCATTCGTCTTTGGTAAACCTGATCGCAGGTTGCAACGCTCGGAACACCGTATCCTTGGAGTTTTCTTTTGGTTTGTAGCTAAATTGAGTTACCTTCCACATTACCATATCACGCCATGATCCAAAGAACCTCGGCACCGCCATAGGGTTTACCAACTTGGCTAGTCCATAAGCATCAACTGGACTTTGTGCGGCGGGAGTACCCGTCATCATCCATAACCAATCGTCCTCGCCGATTAGTTTGTTCAGTGTCTTCCATCGTTTAGTCTGCGCGTTTTTGTAGTGGGTTGCTTCGTCAACAATAAACAGATCAAAACCACCCTTAGCAATCTCTTCGCTAACGACTTCGACACCATCATAGTTAATAATTACAAACTCTGCCCCGCTGTTGATGATCTTCTTACGCTTCTCTTTGCTACCGTGAGCAACATCTACCGTGCGGTGCATGGCAAAAGAAAACAAGTCTGCACGCCATGCGCTATCCATTATAGATAGCGGGCAGATTACTAACGCACGTTTAATCTTACCTTGAGACATAAGATAGTCTGCCGCCCAGATAGCCGATGCGGTTTTGCCTGTACCCTGCTCGTTAAAGCAGAACGACTTCTTGTTCATAGTCATAAAAGACGAGGTGTCTTTCTGATGATCGAAGGGTCTATACTGTCCCGGCCAACTGTATCGTTTAGTTATAGGTGACGGTACGTTTATATTTAACCCTCGTAGGGTATGAGCTTCTTCTAAGCCCCAGTTAACGACGACTTTGTTCATTGGTAATTCCTTACTTTTAGGGATTACTGCTGTGATCTGTTTAGGGTTACGAACCTTCAGCAGTATTGCTTTATCCCGTAGAATCTTCATGTTGTTCTCCGTAGTAGTGAGTCACTACTTTTTTTTCTTTGGGCTACTTATAGCACCGCCAGCCGCGCGGTTTTTCTTTTTGCTTTGGACGGATACACCATCCTTGTTAGTCCCACCTTTACTTAGCGGTTTCTTGTGAGCGATATCCTTGCCTTCCCGCTTGTCGGCTTTGCCATTCTTGTTGGCATCTTTGCCTGTCTTATCCATTTTGCGCCTAGCTTTCTGGCGTTCCATGCGATTTTTGTGTTCGCCACGTTCTACCTGTTGGTCGTACTCTTTCTTGTACGGGCGTTTCTTGTTTTTGTATGGCATCAGCTTGCTCCGTTATGAGGACATTCAATTACTTGGCAGTGGCGTCTGCAAAGTCCTGACGGGCGGGGGTTCCACACATCTACTTCAAACGCTTTCTCTAGTTTAGCATAGTTCGACAACCATTTGCTCCAAAGAACTTGCTGTAAGTCAATTTCATATTCTGCTTTGACAAGGCTCTTAGCTATTACAAAGAGTAGCCCTGCTTTTAGATTAGTAACCTTTGGGTAATGCTTAAATATTGTAAGTGCCATCAACTCAAGCTGTCCCTTGTCGGCGTACTTGGCAGACTTTCCTGTCTTGTAGTCTATGATCCAACCCGTACCAGTATCCTCGTCTATGATTGCAAGGTCAACAATACCTCGAAACCAAACATCTTTGGCAAAGAAGCTGCACGGTTCTAGGTCAGCGGTCAACCCTAGCTTCTGCTCGACGATCTTCTTACCTTTCTTACGGTTCAAAGAATCGAGTGTCGGCTTTATGAAACCAAACTTAGCAGGGATAGGCGTGCCCTCACCTATGTATTTCTCACACGCCTTGTGAAAATCACTACCATAGCGCATGGCCTCAGTCGGTCTAAACGGATACTGCTTGAGTACCTTTTCGTGGTAGAATTGTTTAGGGCATTGCTCGAATGCTTTGATCCGACTGAATGACCATGGCCCTGCTTTACTCATTTTCTACTGCCCAACAATGCTTATTGACGAGTCGAGAATATCTACTGCAGCGGTTAGTTCTTCAATAGACGCACCGATCATAGCTAGGAGAACCCGATCAGGCCCGAGGCCGGTCTCGCGACACACCTCCTCCATAACTTTTATACGGCTAACAGTGCTCTCAAACAACGCTGTGTCTATGTATTTTCTACGCCTATTTATCATTCACAATCCCCATATGATTTGCCCGTACCGCTCTCGCAATCGACAGGTAGCCCCTCGGCCCAGTCGGGTGTCCACCGCATACAACTCTCCACAAACGCCTGTGCTTCAGCGACTTCGGCGTCGGGAACACAGCACACAATCGAATCGTGAACAGTCAATACCACTTGGTATTTCTTACTTATACTTAGCATTTGTTCGCCTATAATACAACGTGCTATGGCTTGGCATACATTCTCTATGACTTTGCCGCCGTATATTTTGGTGCGTCCTCTACGAGTTTTGTAGCTATACTCCAAACCTTTTTCGGCTTGCTCCCCGTATAACTCATCGTAGAAAATTCTTAGGCCGCTCGGCACAATCAGTGCTTGGTTAGCGGCGTCTACTTGGATGATACCTTTACGCCCGAACTTAACTGCCCGGTTACTGGCAAGCTTCTGCACCATGTAGTTCGCATCGCGCCATCCTTGACTAATTTTATAATTCGCATCCCGGTATATGTCTATGATCCGACGAGCTTCATCAGTTGATACCTCATACCCAAACGTCTTTAACTGCACGCCAAACTTCTCGGCACCCATGCCATACCCAGCACCGAGGATCGTAGTCTTCCCAACGAACCGCTGATCTTTTGTAACGTTTTCTTCTTTGCAACCGTAGATACGTGCCGCCATCTTTATGTATACATCTTCCCCTCTGGCAAATGCAGAGGTCAGGTCATCCTGTCCCGTGAACCACGCTAAGACCCTTGCTTCGATCTGTGAGCTATCGGCTTCGACAACTGTGTGTCCTTCGGGAGCAACGATAGCCTTCTTTAATTTCTTCCCGTTCTTCCCACGGCTTGGAAGGTTTTGTAAGTTGATCTTGTCGGACCCACCCCAACGACCTGTGTGTGCGGCGTAGTATCTAACTGGGACCGGAAGCAGGCCACGTTTATATATGCCTATAAACCTCTCTGTGCGTGTCTCCTCTAAGGTACTTTTGCTACCCAAACGTGCCGCTACTAGAGATTGGACCCTGTCATCCTCGTGTTCTTGCAGTGCTTTAAAGTCCTCGTCTGACTTTGCAAAGGCGTAAGTATCCTTGCCTGTGGTGGGGCTTACCTTCATAGGAGGTTCTACACCTAGCCCTCTCAGCATGTCAGCAAACTTTATATTAGACATAAGGTCTTTCTTGTCCTCTATCCCAGCGTCCACCAACAACTTGTGCTTGCGGTCACGGGTGTCCTCAAGGTGCTGCTCCAACAACCCAAGGTCTAGATCCAAGACAGGGTTGATGAACATGCGTAATGTAAGGTCGATTATCTTTAACTCTTGACGGGGGAACTTACCGCCCATCATCCTAAACAACTTGTATGTCAACTCTACATCGTTCTTGGCATACTCACCGTACTTAGCCGCCTCTTCCACAGTGAAATCGGCACGGTGCTTGCCTTTAGCATTGTTTACTTCGTTGCCTTTAACGCCGACACCGTACCGTTCTGCTGTAGCTTTTAGAGACACGCTTGTTTCTACGCCGTGTAACGCACGGGCCATGCACATAGTATCAAACCATACTTTCGGATTAACCCCGTAACGCCAACTCAGTATAGCACCATCGAACATCGTATTGTGACATAGGATGGCGCTACTAGAGAAGTCTATGTGTGATAGCAGACGCTTTATTAACGCTGGATCGTTAACGTACTTAGTAGACCTATCGTTCTTCTTGATCGCAAGACCGATTACTTCAAAGCGCGGATCACGTACATATTCTTCGGTCGTGACCTTGGACAACGAATATTTCTGGTCGTAGTACGTCTCGAAATCTAGCGTGTATACGTCCATTACTTGCTCGCTATCTCACCACCACAGGCCATGTAACCTGCGGCATCAATCCAGTTATCCATATTATTTGCGTTGGATTTTATACGCGCCACCTTTAGTAGCGTCATCATAACAGAGACATCGGTAGCACTTACTTCAGTGCCTAGATGGACAGACCAATACTCACTTATCGTTTGGAAATTACTTTCCATATCACCGTGATCAGAGGCCCGATCTTTCGTGACATAATCCTTGGCGGTGTCCAAGATGTCACCGCGTGATTTCCAGCTACGCGTTGTCCACGTACCCACTGGGTTTAAATCCGCATCCAATACTTCTTTTGGTGTGCTGATCTTGCTCATTAGCTTATGCACGTAGTTATAAGACGCTCCAGTAGCCGTTGCGACTTCCCGCGTTGTGGCCTGTGGATGCTTGACTTTATACGCCCAGACCTTGTCAGCTTTTTTCTTCTTAACCATGTTACTCTCCATTATATGTTAATGCCTTGTTCCCGCAGTTTTGCGGTAAACTCTCGTAGCTCTCTCCTTGCACGATACAAGTCTTGCTGTACGTCAGGATGTTGGTTGACGCGATTAACTTCGCGCTCGTACTTATCTGTCTCCTGTTTTAGAAACCGATACTCTGCTTTTTGCGCAGGGTTTAATGCTTCATCACCCATTAGGTCTTGCCTTCGGACGCAATGTTTTGCTTATTACATCTGAACTTTCGCATGATATGTGAATGTCTCGTGGGCTGTCATAGATTATTTCTAATGCTTCTGACCTGAGAACCCTCTCACATTTAGCGTAGCTCTCAAACCAAATCTCGCTGACGACATCGTTACCTTGAAGCGGGTAGTAGATTAGCAGTGCAGTGAAAAGTTCCATCCTACCCCCGCTGTTCTTTAAAAACTTTTCTGAACACCTCGTTCAGCATGTCTTCTATATTGCGTTCACCCATCTTCTTCTCCCTTGTTATGTTTCTTGCGTAGGCAAGCTGTATCTTGACTTCGCTTTGCTTACTACATTTTGACTAATGCCTAATATGCTTGCGATTGTTATTTGGGTCATATCGTTTTTCAACATTCTGTTGATTATCTTAACTCGCTCTGGCATTGCCTTTCTCTTCTCTAATCTCACCGCACCTTTTTTGGCGTTCTTATATTGAGCGTCTACTATTTTCTTATTAGCGAACAACACACAGTTCTTATTGACTGCATCCTTTTTGTTTTGCTTGAGCCAAGCCAAACGATACGCACCTTGATAGGTGTCTACGTGCGGTATCTTTAAAGACCTACTCCGCCTAAGCTGTTCCATGCTAACCAATCCTCCACTTCAGTAATGTTATCTTCGTTTATGACCATAGCTTCGCCACCCGAACGGCTGATGTCCTGCAAGTTCTTTTCCTGCAATGCTGTAGGTTTGTTCTTCCCAGCTTTACATTCGATACCAATAAATCGCCCACCATGGCACGCTACTATGTCAGGCACCCCACTATGCCCGTAGCCCCCCGTCACAGGGTAGAAGTAATATGCCCCGTGATCGTTGAGTATGGCAACAACTTTCTTTTTGACTTTGGCTTCGGGTGTCATCTTGTTTATCCTAGTAACTGGTTTCGGTAGGTAAGTAGGGGCGGCGAACCGCCCCCATGGTAGTGACTCACTACCTATTTGTGGTAGACCCAATAAGTATTGCTATCTATCCGGTGACCTACACCCTCAACTGGTTCGGTCGGGGGTGTCCCGTTGGTCATCATCAGTATAGCAATCCTTTCTTGTACCCAATTAGGCGTGCTGGTCATGCTGTCATATAGTCCCAAAGCTGACGCGTCAATAGCTTCCATACCAAAACATAGTATATCTACTCTATTCGTATCAGGATGTATCATAACGCGATAGTGTTTGTTCTCGCACACGCTCAAGTCATTCACCCGCGCAGATAGAATATAGTGTCACTTACTTTGTAGCCGACACCCTCAACATACCCGTCCGCTTGAAGCATACTTAGCACCGACATCTTACCTGCCAGCTCGTCGGGCAGACTATGTTGGTCGTACACAGACATCTCGTCAGGTCCGGGGTCAAACGCAAAAGCCATGTTCGCATCTACATCAGTAAGCACGCGGAACACCTGCCTACCTGTTGGTGATATAGACGCCTCAACAAACGTGAATGTGTTTTTGTTAGCGTCACGGGCCATTGCAAGTTCTTTTACCCCGCCAACTATCTTTGCTATCTTATCGCCAAGGTCTTTGTCTAAGAACTCATAGCCCGAATCCACCATGTGCTTTAGTTCACGCTGCAACGCATTCGGCGTCGGTGGGGAGTATGTGCCTGTGTCAAACAAGTTGTTGGTCATCTCCCGCCTTACGTCCCCTACACTATCCCGTATTTTAGACACCACGATTGCTGCCGCAGTGCCACAGTCCCGTAAGGATAGTTTGACAGTCTGCTTTATAGACAACGGTCGTAAGTATTGCAGGGCGTTCTTGACCGCCTTGTCTCTCTTCAACGCCAGACACATGCTCTGTTGCTCGCCACCATTATACTTCATGTTTTTTATGTTTGGTGACCACACAGCGTAACGATCTTCTCCGTCACTTGTATTTTGGAAGTCACCATAACCAATCATACCCACAGCGTAGTTGTCGCCTTTACGGTACACCCACAACCGATTGCTATGTTTACATACAGAGACACTGAACCCCTTCATCTCTTGCATTAGCTTGTCAGCGAAATCCAATAGACCGAAAGGCTGTCGCTCATCTTGTGGTTCACGTAGGTTAATTACTTGTTCTATGCGTTTCATATTGTTCTCCAGTTTGCGTAGTGAGTCACTACTGTTTCATAAATCCTGCGTTGTTATTCACGAACGAGTTGTATCTCGAACGCACGCGGTTCACGTCTTCTTTTGTCTCTACTTCTTTTACTGCGTACGACTTGTTCCAGTTGTTGTATTCGTTTTGACATTGCGCCGCAAAGTAGACCCAGTACTGTAATCGCATTGGGTGGTTCTCATCCGCTAGGATTTCACGAGACCACTCAGGGTTCCATGCTTCATATGCCGTAAGCGGGTGGAAGTGTTTACGCAGTTCGTCTGTACGCTCCATGATATAGTCTCGTTCTAGTGGTATTAACGGACTCATAGTCATGCCCCATTCAAAGAACTTTTTAATTGCGTCGCGGTACTTAGCCTTCAACGCCTTGTCCACGCGTGGGTTTTGCGGTGGCTTTCCCCCAGTTGTTTTATCATGCACCCATTTGTTATCGACGTAATGGAACAGCAGTGCCGCGTTGTCATCTGTACGTTTACGCCAAAGCCTCATTTTGTGTGCGGACGCGAAGTCCTTTTCATGGGCATACTCTTGAGCAGTTACTGTCTTGCCCTTAGCTAGGAATAACTTAGGCTCATTGTCATAGCCTACGGTGATGTAATGGCGACTAGATGCTCGGACAAACTGCAAACCTCTTGGCACATACCTTTCGAGGAAACTGTAGCGAGACGGTTCACACCCATGGTCTGGCCCTGTCATGTTCCTGATTTGCACGCTGAAGCTACCGTCCATGTATCGACGCCATACAATCGGCGCGTAGTACTGCATCTTGCCAAGGGTGGATTTGCTATAGTAGCTGAACATAGGATCGCCACGATGGTGACCATCGCTCAATGCGTAGCAGTTTCGGCTTATCTTTACGATACGCTCCCATTTACGACTGCGATCACCAATAGGTCTGATGTTACGAGATGTCCCATACCCGTGCAGGTTCTCTGCGCAACTTCGCTCGTTGATAGGCTTGATGCTTTCGTAGTGAGTCACTACCGACTCAAACGAAGTGTGGTTTGTGAATGTTAGTACCATCTTACATGTCCCTTGATTTAATATGTACTGTCTTGCCACAGTCTGCTGTAGCCCTGTTGTTATCCATTACGCACCACAGCACAGGCATAGTCCACTGACCCCAGCCACCGAATAGATAGCCATCTGTCAGCACGATACATGCTTGCGCGTTGATGTTCTCATCCCGAATGTAATCGGTAACGCATGTCACATCAGTGCCACCACCACCCGCTGGTTTGGTTGACTGTACGAGTGTATCGAGATCGTGCATTTCATACGTCTCGTCACGACATATCTCCGTGTCCCAATACAACAGGCGTACCCGTTCGGGATGTACCGTGTCGCATATCTCTTTGACCTCGGAGAGGAACGCAGAGAGTTCACGCTGTCCGATTGATCCAGACGTATCGATAGCCACGATCAACTCACCAACTTGCTCGGTCACACCGCTTGGCATGTACATACCACTCGACAGGTATCTGCGATTAGGTCTGCGATAAGTAGAGTAGTCGCTACCTGTGCAAGTGTTCTGCACAAACTCACGTAATGCTTCACGCCAGTTGACTTGCGGCTGTAGTAGTTCGGCTAGGTCACGGTCACCACCACTGCCCATCTTGCCAGCAACCAATGCACCTTGGCGTATTGCCTCGTCGATCTCTCGTGCAAGGTCGCGTTGTTCCTCGGCGGTCAGTTCTTGTGCGCCTTCCCAGTCATGGGTATCGAATGGATTTTGTCCATCAGGTAGTGAACCACTACCACCTTGCCTGCCACCGTCGCCATCTTGGTCATCACGCAGAGAGTTGTATACCTGCGCACTGTCCATGCCAGTATACTTAGGATCATAGCATCCCTTCTCCAACGCGCCTGTCATAGTGGCGAAGCCATCGGAGTTATCATCTACGAGCTTGACGTTGATGACATAGTCACACGCTATGTTTGCAAGGTGTCCGTCCTCGTCATATAGGTGACGCCATGTGGTTAGGTGTCGGAACAGCTTGTGATACACCTCGTGCAACACCAAGAACCTAAGCTCGGCATCGTTGAGTTGTGTTACAAACTCACGTCCATACATTTCGTCACGTCCATTGGTACACGCGGTCGGGACACTTGGGTCATCCACCACGTTACGATCACCAATCATCAGCACCCCTGCGAGTGCTGTGTACTTCGGGTTACCCATGATGGAGACAACGGCTTTGGTTAGCCGCTGTTCCTCTGTTAGCTGATTTAACATTAGCATTGTTATTCTCCTTGTTTCTTATTCTTTGGCTTAGTAGCCCTGTTGCTTTTCAACGCACGTCTCGCGGCGCGGTTGACGGGTTTCATTTCAGAAGTGTCTTGCTTCTTGCGAGGAGGGGTTAGCCGATGCCCGTGCGTATTGTTTATAGTACCCATGATGATCTCCTTATTTCTTATCTGCTGTGTACAGATGGTTGTTCTGCATAGCCCACGCTGTGAACTTCTTGTTGGTCATCACCATCGCTTGCTTGCTGTACTTGGGTGAGCGTACACCGTTAGCGAACATAGCCTGTGCCTCGGTGTCGAGACGCGGTAAGTAATCCATCCAAGCGTCGAGCCAGTCTTTCTCCAACGCGGCCAGAGTTCTATACACAACCATACACACGGCGGCGGCGCTGCCGGGAACCTTGGCATTCTTCGGATCATCCTTGACCGATTGCAAGCTGGGTAGCTGGTCGGATAATGACACAAACGCCATCAAGTCCATCGCACCACGATCACCAATCGTACCCATCAGGGCGGCGGTCAGTGTTACATCGTCGAAGTGTTCCCGTGTTTTGAGTACATCAGACGCCGCTTCGAGTGAACGTGGAGTAACAAACGCAGTGCGTTGCTGCTTGGGGTGAAAGATGTATGGGTTCTCGTCGGGGTCTTTCACATCCTCGAACGATGCCATCAGGTGTGGGTTGTCTTTGACCCAACCAAGTAGGGTGTGATCGACATCGTTGTTGATACCCCATTCGATCCAATCCATGTGGTTGGTCTTGCGTATCTGCACCACAGTCATACGGTTGCGTGCGTGCGGCGGTATCATGTCACCCACACCCTCTGAACCTTTGTTGGTCGTGGCAAAGACAATGCTGTCAGGGTGTAGTGAGTAACTACCCACTTTACGCTCCAACATCAGACGCAACATCGCGTTCTTCACAGCGGGGTTCGCCTTGCCATACTCGTCGAGCATCAGGATGATCGGCCCATCTATATGCAGACCGAGTTCTTCGTGTGGGATCATACGCACACAGCCATCCGTTTCGATAGACTGCATCGACGGGATCATAATGTCACCGAGGTCTTTAGTCGTGCCATCAAAGTATATGGGTCGATGGGTCGGCAGTTGTTCGGCCAAGGTGTTGATCATGGATGACTTGCCGTTACCCATATCACCCTGTGCTAGTATGGTACGTTTGCTACCCACCGCTTTGATAAGATCGACGCATTGATCTAGGTTCAGTGCGTACATTGCTTGTGCTTGATTAGTCATTTTGTTGTCCTCCAAGACAGTTTATATATCCAATGATGGTAGTGATTTGATCGCGGCATCTACTGCCGCTTTGGTTTCGGCGCGGAAGTATTCATCCTCACGCAGTGCATCAGGTGTCACGCCAGACATTGCCTCTTCGAGACTGTTCGCCATTGCTGACATCTGCGTTGACTGTGTCACGTTACACACACGGAGAAGTTCTATCATGTCGTTGACGTTGCCAACCAAGCTGTCGCGGAACACTTTCTTGTCCTCTTTGCTACCGTAGTCGAGACGCTCTGACATGCTGGTCAGTGACTTGTGCAAACGTGTCCACACATCATTCATCGCGGTGTTGTACTGCTTGGCGTAGAACTCGCTGTACTTCTCTTGCACCTCGGCTAGTGCATCGTTGCCGATATCCACACGGAAGTCGCCAGAGTCAGGCAGGGGCATGTAGTTGATGCCGACAGAGAACTTACGCTCTACCTGTACGTGGTCAGGATAGTCATCACGTGAAAACAAGTCTCCAAGTATGATCTGAACGTCGATCACGGCATCGTTGTACCTGTCCAAGAACCCCTGCACGAGACGCCAGAACTCGTTGACCATCTCAGACATGGCTTGGCTGTACTTGAAGTACTGCGCTGTCGGTAACAGGCGAAGACCTGAGTTTGACCACGGCATTGTCATAGCCGCGTGCGTGGCACGAATTGCTGATACGTGAGTTTGTATCGCCTTGAGATCGTCGTTGTTGGCAAGCAACTTCTTGTTGACGTTCGCCACACCTTTAGAGGCGTAGTTCTGTGAGGTGACATCGGCAGAGGCACGCTTGTCTTTCTTGCGCCCAACCCAGTGAGAGATGTTGACCTCGACGAGCATCGCGGATGATGCAAGTGTTGGTGCTTGGGTTTGCGGTAGTGGGTCACTACCTTGGATTGCGTTCATCATATTCATAGTTCTGCTCCTACATTGAATACTTGTTGAGACCCTTGAGGTCGTTGGGATTGGTGACGAGTGTTGCACCTTGCTTGTGGGCAATCGGCGCAATGCACCAGCTTGACCGAACTTGTTGGGCGCGGAAGTCGCCGCAGTCTAGGCAGAAGTTGTAGCCCAGTTGACGACGACGATGGTCGTACTGTTCGCCGCATGAACGACAGGTGACAGTCTTTAGTGCCATGGTCTTGTTCTCCATTGTTTGCGTAGTGACTCACTACTGGTTTGCTTAGTCGCGCTTGGAGCGCGGTACGTTGCTCGTTTCGTGACAACATATATTATAATACCATATAGGGTATCAAATGTCAAGTTTTCTGACATATAGTATAAAGTCCTGACCTATGGTGACGTATCGTATAAGTTATGTAGGTAAGCTACTGAAATGTAAGGGAAGTTCCTAATGTTCCGTAATGTTCCACGTAAGTAGTTGAAATGTAAGTAAAGTTCCAATGTTCCTTTGATCTGGCATAAGGTGGGGGGTAAATGAGGTTATGTGTACGTTGGTGTTATTAGCATGTAGAGGGGGTCGCGTGGGGGGTGTTATTTTTATTAATGGAACATTAGGAACATTAGGAACATTATAATAAAAACAATACTTTGAAGACCCCCCTTATGGAACTTCTTGCGGGACATTAGGAACTTTATATGGAACATTATAAAAAGGTAGTGACTCACTACTACTTGCCGTGTGATGCGCAGAGCTGCTTACATAACTGGTTTCATTAGCGTAGTGAGTCACTACCCTTTGTACTGTTCCGTACCACGACATCTCTACACGCGTGGCTGGCATGACGCGCAGAGCTGCTCCGAGAACTGGCTTCAATAGGGTAGTGAGTCACTACCAAAAGCAAGACACAAAAAAAGCCCCGAAACCCGAAGGCTCCGAGGCGGTGTATTAAATAAAAAGTGCAATGAGTATCCAACAGCCTATTGTAGCGGCTGTCGCAAGGTAAAGCAGTACTGCTCTGGTAATACCTACTGCTTCGATATCTTGAAGTATGATTTGTTTAATGAGGCTAATTGTTTTCATGTGTCCATTCCAATTAAGTGTTGCGGTTGAGGCGGCTTGCGCCGCCTCGTTACCTTATCCGATCGACTTGATCATCATGTTGAGTGCTTCAACCATGGCACCAACATCCATCTTGGATTCGAACGTATCAGACTTTTGCATACGTTTGATTGCATCGTTGAGCAATTCGCGTACCTTGGTTTCGGCCGATACCGTTCTGGCATCTGGCCCAGTCTTGCCTGACGCGACTTCCGAGGCGATGTCTTCACGGCGTTTGAGTTGCGTCTTGATGTCGCCGATAACCGCGTTAGCCTGACGCATCCAATACGCTCTTGACTGGCCGTTAACAGTCTTGTCGCCGCATACCTTGGCAGACATAGCCATCATATCTTGCGCACCTTTTGGCAAGCCTGAGTTGATAGTATCTTTCAAGAACGCCCAGCCTTCATCTGTGGCCTCGCTCCCCTCAGACTTAGGCGATATGCAATGAGTGCTGGCCCAACCTGCGCTACGCAATGTATCAGTACGTTTGATACGTGCCAGATCAGTCTTAACTGTAGAAGTTGACCAATCGCGAATTGTTGTTTCGATCTCAGTGTTGATAGTCGCAATGTTTACTTGTGTCATGTTGTGTCCTTTCAAAGACGTTATCAATTGGTGCATGATTGCCCGTTTGATGTAACCAGTATACGTGTTTTGGTGTGTTGTGTCTCGTTATCAGGTGTCGCTAGCTATCAAATGGTAGTGAGTCACTACTTTTCTGACGTATGGCGACCCCCACGTACCCCCAACCCCCCTGCATAGCGACACGTCTCGCACTTCTATATAATAAAGATCTGCGCAAACTTTTTCGTTTTCCCCAAATATGGAACATCGCCTTACTTCGAGGAAGAGTAGTGGTTCATGGGGTTTGGTAATAACAACCTAATGTAATCAATAGCTTAGCTACCCCCCACCCTTTTTC